ACTCTACCGAACCGCGACGCTCGCGGCGCACACCCTAACCGCAGGTGCAGGAAACCCCCCTTCATTGATGGTGCCCCGATTAGGTCGCGATGTGTTTAAGCAGTAGATCGCGGATCATTTCGCGATCGGCGTCGGAGAATCCGAGTAGCACGCGGGCCGGGTATTTGTATTCGGGGCCGTGCGGTGCGACGCGATCGCTTTCGCCGAACTGGTGAATGCGCGCCACGCGTGCGACTCGGCCGGCGAAGCCGATCGCGAGGCCGAGTGCGTCAGTCTCGGCGCGCATATAGCGCGTTTGCCGCAGTTTCGCGAACATCGCCGCACGCTTGACGCGGCCGGCCTTGTCGCGCAGGTGTTTCGGGCGCGGCTTGCGCTTCTCGTATGCGCTCCCGTCCGGGTTGCGTTGCTGCGCGATGCGCGTGCGTTGACTGCGTTGCAGCTCGCGTGCGATTTCGCGCAGCGCCGAGCGACGAGCGGCCGGCGCGAGCTTCGACAGCAGCGCGCCCGCCCATGATTCGAGCGCGTCTAGTTTGTCCATTGCTGCGACGGGTCATAAAGGCCTTGCGCTTCCCATTCGGGCACGGGTTCGTCGACGTGCGTGATGGTCTGCGCGCCCGTGTCGTCGGTGCCGACGACGACACTTTCGGTGAGTCTGAGCTTGATCGACAGATCGACGGTCGTTTGTGTGAGTTGGTCGGCTTCGAATGAAATGCCCGTCTTGCGCAGATCGTCGTTTGTGAGCAGGTCGGATTGATTGCGCCTGACCCATGCGATCAGCGCGGCGAACACGATATCGGCGTCGCCGGTGAAGTCGAGCAGCATCACGTTAAGCGTATAGGTGTAATCGAACGAATCCGATGCCGCGCCCGTGGCGATGATGTTGCCGGTATCGATGAACACGAGCAGCTTGTCGGGATCGGTCACGAGCGAGGGCACGGCCGCATTGAGCGCGCGGCGCAGACTGTTCGACTTATTCATGGTCGGGGCCGGGAAAGGAAAGGGCTTTCGATTGGCAATCGACGATCAGATCCACACGGGCCGCGCATTGGCCCCATGCCGCCTCGGTCGCATCGAGCGCGCGGCGCAACTCGTCGTTAGTGCGCGGGGCCGTCGCCGGCAGCGTGCAGCGCGTGATCGGCGCGCATTGCAAGCCAGTCGTCGGCTCCGGTGATCGCGGGGCGGCTGTACAGGCGCACAACATCATCAGGCAAAGAGCTATCAGCCCATGCGCGCAGAGCTTCGTTTTCATGTTTCAACGCCTTAAAGTCGGTTTCGGTCTGCGCGAGGCTCGCGGCGATGCGCTCGCGCTTCGCTTCGAGCTGCGCGAGCGCGGTCGCGTGCTCGCGCTCTATCTTCTGCATGTCGGCGATCGTCGCGTCGCGCCGGCCGACCGTTTCTTGCGCGGTGCGCGCGGTGTTCTGCGCGTCGGCCAGCTCGGCGCGCAAGGCCTTCACGTAAAACCAGCCGGCCGCGATCGCGAGCACGACGAGCGCGACGGCGAGCACGCGCAGGGCGATCGCTTTCATGCCGCCGCCTTTTCTCGCTCGGCATAAGTCGCGTATGCCTGAGCGAGTTTCGCGTCGTACAGATTGCGCGCGTAATCCGGGCCGTTGTAGCCCTTGGCGAACGCCGCCCACTTCCTACCCTTCAGCGCTGAAAGCAAGGCCGTGTCGGCCGCGATAAACCGCACGAACGCGTCGAGGTGATCGGCTTCGCTTCGCTGCATGCGCGCGACCCAATCGGCGACGCTCGAATATTCCAGGGCTTTCCAGTGATAGCCCATGATTTGAAACGCGCCCCAGCTCGCCGACTCGTGCGCGGTGTCGGCGTCGATACGCTCGGCCGTCGCAAGGCGCGTGTATTCGGCCGCCTTGCCCATGTAACCGCCGGCGGTGCTCGATACGATGTTCGGATACTTCGCGGCGAGCGCGTCGGCGTCGAGGCCGCGCGCCTTGAGGCGCTTATAGAACACATGCCGCTCGAAAAGGATCGCCGGCCGACCATCGGGCAAGAAACCCTCGCCACGTGATTCGACTTCGTTGACCGCGCGGATCGAGGCGACGGAAACGCCGAGCGTGTCGGCGGCTTTCACGAGGTCATCGTCGGACAGGTGCCGGGGCAGCGCGAGGCCGGGTAAAGCAATCAGCGTTTTCGGGCCGGCGATGCCGTCGATAACGAGGCCGCGAGCTTTCTGCAGGGCCATAACCGCGGACTCGGTTTCGTGGTCGAAAACATGCGTCTCTGCGACCGGAAAGCCGGCGCGCGTGAGGCGTTTTTGCAGTAGCGAAACTTCGTCGCCGATATCGCCTTTTCTAAGAATCATTGTCATTCGCTCCGCAGCAGGCGCGCGACGTTGCCGCGTGCGCCGAAAATGAGAACGGTGAAAAGAACGGCGCGAGCCGCTTCGAAGTAGCCGACCGTTTTCGCGTGCAAGGCCAGCTCGATCGCCGAGCCGCCGAGTGCGACGAGCATCAGCCAGGCGAACCACGAGACATGATTACGGTGCCGTGCGCCGTCGCGGCGATAGAACAGGATGCGCAGCGCTGCGACGCTGTACGCGATCAATGCGATCAGTGCGAGGGGGGGGTGCATGGTTCAGCCCTTTCGAAACAGCGCCAACAGGTCGAAAGACTTGACGCGCTCGATCAGTTGCAGAGTGACGGTGATCGCCAGTGCAGCGGCGAAGAAGGCCGCAACGCCCGTGCTCGTGATCGGCGTGTGGCTCACAACATCGGGCGCGGCCAGATATCCGGCGATCAGCGAAATCACGAGATAGGCGAAGCGCCTGGCAATCGACAGGTCTTTCGACGTGACGACGACGAGCGCCGCGCCAGTAAAAGCGCCGATGAGCGCATTGCCGTCGATGCCGGGGAACAGGCTTGCGAAGCCGATGCCGGCCGACACAGCGGCGAGGGTGGTGGTGCTAGGTTCGGCCATATTGGCGACTCCGGGTTAGTCGAAAAGGTTGACGAGCTGGACCGTTGATTGATCGTTCGGCGGATCGGGTAGGTCGACCGCGAGGCCGAGGGGCAGCACGGGGCCGTAATCGGCGAGGCCGGCGTTTAGTTCGAGCGTCATTTCGACGACGCTTTGCGTGCGGCCGAGGTAGCGGAAACAGAGGGCGTCGACGGTATCGCCCTGTTGTGCATAGACGCGCATCAGATCAGCTCAACGGTTGTGCGCGGAACGCCGCGCATGTCGTTAATCGCCTGGCGTGCGTTGCGGCGATCGGCGTCGATCGTCGTCACCAGCTCGTCGGCGTCGTTCGCGCCCGACTTCGTGCTATCGAAATCGAGATACTTTTCGGTGAGGTCCGCGCGTGCGAGGAAATAGACGGCTCGGCGATAGCGCGCGAGCTGCACGCTTTCGCCGCCGATCTTGTCGGCCGGCAGCTCGGCCAGCGACACGACGCCGGCCGCTTCATGCTCCGCACGCCAGTTCGCCAGCTCGCGATTTACTTCGTCGATCGCGGCGATCGCGGCATCGCGCAGTCGCGCCGTTGTGACGGTGCCAGTGAGGCGCACGGCTTCGCGCATGTGCGCGAGGTCGACAGAGGGAAACCATGCGACGTTTTCGATCGTCAGCGCGTCGGCCGGCGGTGTCGCCGGGGGCGTGATGGTGGGTTCTTCGATCGCGTTAAAACTCGTCATGGCATCAGCTCGGAAAAGGTGGGCGGTGGGCCGGCGTCGGATCGCGTTACTGTCAGGTGTTGCGATCGTCAGCCGGCGCCGCCCAGGCCGGGGTGGGCTCTTTACGTGCGGCCGGCGTTGGTGCCGGCCGCATTGCTCGCTTTCTCAATGCGGGCAATGTCCTGTTTCACGCCGGCGCGCTCGTCGAGTTCGAGCGCGCGGCGCAGGTGTTCGAGTGCGGCCGGCGAGTCGTCGTCGCGCTCCAACGTGTAACCGATCGCCTTGTGCAGCTTGGCGCGCACCTGGTCGTGCATGTCGTGTGATGCGGTGAGCTGCGCGACTTCGTTGAGCTGCGCGACGCTCACGCGCTCGCCGTTCGCGTCTTTCTTGAACGATGAAAGCGAAGCCTCGGCGAATTCCTCGGCGATCGCGGTCGATAGCGTGCGGTCGTATTGATCGGGCAGTGTCATCCGGTGCGCGATCGCATAGCGGGCGATATCGAGCGCGCCGGCGAAGTCGCCAACGTCGACACGCCAGATCATCACGGTCGTTAAAACATCGTCCTGTGCGCCCCGCCCGCCACTCAACGCGCCGGCAACGTATTCGATGTATTCGGGCAGCAGCTCGGCGCGCTTCACTTCGATTTTTCGCGCGATCGACTTGATATCTTTGAGTCGACGGCGATCGGTCGCGAGTTTCGCAAGCATCAGCTCGTAAGCGCTTCCGACCATCGTTTCGCCTTCGCCGGCCGAGGCCGACGCGAGGCTTGCCGAAACGCGTTGAAAGTGGCGTTGTGCGGGGCTAGTCATCACTCCCCCTTATGCAATGATTTCGATGTTCTCGGCCATTGCAGCTCGGCCGAGGTCTTCGACGACATACGCATCGTTCGACGATTCGAAGTTCTCGATACGGTCGCGCTTCGCGTTGTCGACGATCGTGCGACGGCGTGCGCTGTCCTGGTAGTACAGCGACAAGTTATCGAAACTCGTCACGAGCACGGCATTGGCCGGGAAGAAAGGCACGGTCACGGCCGGCAGGTTGCCGATTCGCTTCTGACTGGTAATCACGTCAGCAGCGAGCATTTCGCTCGGTGCCTGGCTCTTGTTGATGAGCGGAAAATACTTGTCATGCAACAGACCGCGACCGCACATCACGACGAGCGCCGTGTCGTCTTGGTGCCACGGCTCGATCATGCTCGCGACCAGATCCACGACGAGCGCATCGAGGTTCGCGTAATCGCCGGCCGCGCCGACTTTCACCTTGCCGGCGGTCGCGCCGTGATCCATCACGCGTTGCGGGGCTTGATCGCGCATGCGTTGCAACCAGCCCTTATTCACGTCCTGCAACAGCGGGTTAGCGGTGCGGTCGGACGTCTTTGCCCGCGTCTTGCCGTTGAAACCGATCGCGATGCGGTCGAGCGCTTGACGGCGCACGATCACGTCACGAATGCGGGTCTGAAAGTCGGGAAACTTCGCCCATGCGTCGAGCAGTGCATACGTGATGTGCGAATCGAAGTTCGTTTGCGTCGCGTTGTAACCGTTCTCGTCGAGGTCGGTCACATCGGCGGTTTCGCGATCCTTTACAGAGGTGTCGGTCGTGCTCGCGATCGGCGAGCCGACGCCGAGGCCGAGCTTTGCGCCGCTCTGTTCGGTGACGCCGATCACGTTGATGCGCTTCAGAAAATCGCTCGATTCCTGAATGCGGGTTTCGAGCTTTTGCTGAACGCTCGGCGCGACGGCGAATTTCTGCGTCGCGTTCGTGACGCCGTTGAGCTTGGCGATCGCGTCGAGAAAAGCGTCGAACGCGAAGCGGGTTTCTTTACGCATGGGGTGTTTTCTCCGGGGCAGTGAAAGGAGGTGATTGCCTGATTAGCAATCGGTCGTTACAGCGCCGCCGGCCGAGCCGGTCGACGCGGGGCGCTTGATGCCGCTATCGGTCTGCGAGAGCTGCAATTGCAGCGCGTCGAATGCCTCGCGGTCGGCCTTGCGCGCGTCGTTCAGATCGGCGAGTTGCTTCGTGAGTGCGGCGATCGTTGCAGCCTGTTCGTTGCCATGCGTTGCGAGCGCTTCGCATGCTTGCGCAACGTCAGCGAAACGCGAGTCGTCGGCCGCCTCTTTCCTGTTCGCGCCCGTCAACAGCTCCTTTACGCGGGACAGCAGCGCCGACAGCACGGCCGGCTGTGCCGTTTCTTCAAACTCGATCACGGTTTCGTCGGCGGCCGTGAAAAGGTTCGTCGGCGATACCTTGCGGCCGGCGAACGGCGAGGCGGCCA